CCATTATATCACAGCCGATTGAAAAAGTCAAGAGTTTTTTAAACTTTTTTAATTATTTTAGAATTTTAAAGGCTTTTTATCTGTTAAATTATTTTTATAATAGCCCCAAAATAGTAAAAAGTTTTTTTTATGCTTTAAGTGTTAGCGTATTTTGTTAGGCTTTTTCGCTTATCATTTTACTTATAGAATAGCCCGCAAGGTTTAAAGCTTTATTAACTTTATTTTAGCCGTGTTTTTAATAGTTCAATCAATCAAAAGCTTTATGCTTTAACTTGATTATGATACTATTATAGCATATCAAAACAAAAAAAGCAAGGGTTTTTTACACTTTTTTAAAGAAAATTAAAGAAAATTAAAGAAAAAAAGGGGGTTTTCAACAGAATTGTGGAAAACTTTAAGGGTTTAATAATTAAGCGAACAAAAAGCGAACACATAACGCTTATACTTAAAGGCATAAAGCAAAAAAAATCGAGGGGGCAGAGACTCCAGACACATCTTACAGTAATGCTCAGCAACGATGAACGCAGTGAAGAGTGAGAGAGGGGGTATTACCCCTCGATATGTTTTTAATCGTATACAAAATAAAATTTACCTTACCGTATATTTTTGTGGTGGAGTAAATTAAAAAGCACTGGGCTGGTATAAAAATAAAATGATAGTGCTGTGCCAATCTCCCTTATTCTAAATCATAGAACTAAAATAATCCTTATTCTAAAATCCCCCTCTGTATATAATTAACTAAAAATGTTATAATATAAGTATGAGTAAACAACTTGCGAAAACCAATATGCCAACTGATGACCAGATTCAAACTTATGCGGAGCTGGTTCTTTCTGGTGATTTACAACCTGAGCAGTGTTTCAAGCGAGCTTTCGGCTTTGTCCCATCAGTCGAACAGCTGAGAGAGGTGGAGGCGAATGCCAAGTATCGAGAACGGATTGATAGCGTGCTGATAACGCTCCAAGCTCAATTAAAAGCTAACTCGATTGCACTGGCTCACGAAGCTGTTATCTCAGTTGGGAAATCACTTCAACACACTGGGAAGTTAATTGAAGAGTTGCTCCAAGACCCCAATATGAAAATTAGTCATTATGTGGCTTTGGTCAATACCCAGATTAAGACAATCCAAGCTGTGAAAGATGAATTAACTAAGGCAGAATTGGCGCTCAACCAACAGACGGACGATGACAAAGATATGTGGGACGAAATCTTTAATAATTAAGAAACCCTAACACGAAAGGAATAATAACCAAATGAATGATTTAAACATTGTAGCAATCACCTGTAATTGTGGTAATGCTAAATATTATCTGGAACGGAAAGTCCAACTGTTGTTAGAAGAATATCACAAACGCAACTTCCCAGACCAACAGCAACCAAGTTTCTACCGTATCTACTGGGAACATCGAAGAATCTATGAGCTACGGCAAAGCCCCTCACTTCAAGAATTAGCCAAAGACTGTGGAGTGCTGGACTTCTTACAACGCCCCTCAGCTGGTTCGGATAAAGTCTTTGTCTTTCCAGAAATTAAGAAGTATATTGATATGACCCAAGATATTGAAACCATTCTGGAAACGAAACAGGCTGAAATGGAATACTTATATAAACAAGCTGAACCAATCTTTTAAAGGAGAAATTATGAAAGAATTTGATTATAAAATTATAAAAGAGTTAGCCGATAAAGCAATCGAACCTTATCTAATATCAATCGAGCAAGCACTTCAATCGCCACTTAGTCAGAACCTTACAAGAGAACAACAAGCTCAAATGGTTGAACAGATGTTCACTCGTTCATTACGATTGGTCAACTTTGCTTTTTTTAAAGAAGTTAATAGCTATATTGACAAACTTGTTCAAGCTGATGTTGAAAAAGAAAAGAAACTTCAATCCAAGAAAGAGAAAAGCTCAATCTCAACCACTCCTAAAAAAGCCGAACCCAATAAAAAACTAACTCTCAAAGAACTACGAGAACGAAGAAATAAAACTAACGAGGAATAATAACCGTGGCAAAGCTGGTTAAGAATACAATTCGGAGACCACCGCTCACTAAGGAAGAAACGCTGAAAGCGTTAAATGACTTTGGGTATTTCTGTGAAAGGTGTTTGAGTATTTATGATAAGAATGGTAAGATTGTGCCGCTCAGGCTGAATAAAGCACAAACCATTTTTGCTAATCTGCTACTTAAATATGTTTTCGCTCCAAGACCAAAGCCAATCACCTTGGTGATTTTGAAAGCACGGCAGATGGGATATACGACCGTGCTTTTAGCCTTGGAGTTGTATATCTTGATTAAGTTTAATAACAAAGAGTATGCTTCTTTGAATATGAAACACTTTCTCCATCTGGGAAGTATTGTCGAAGAAATCACCAGTGATAAGATGTTGCCAATGATTGAAATGCTCCACCCAACTTTCTTTGGGGAGTTTCAGTTTAATAAGAGCGAACGGAAGATTCGTTGTATCGGCTTTAAGGGGCAGAAACGCAATAATACAGTGCGGTATCACACAGCGATGAGTGGTGAGAGTGGTCGTGGTGGAACCGCTCAGGCGATAATCCTCGATGAGGTAGCGTTTTATCGCAATGTTGGAATCATTGAGAAAGGTGCGGTTTCCTCTGTGCCGAATAATGGTTTGTCAATGTTGGTGTATGTCTCAACTGCGAACGGAATCAATGAGTTTTATGACCGTGTGGTTGAGGCACAGAATAATCCAGAAATGGAGTTTCTCTTCTTGCCTTGGTTCTTAATGGAAGAGTATATTGCGAAGCCCTCCAAAGATTTTGCTAAAACCTTGACTAAGTATGAGCAAGACATCTTGAAAGAAATGGAAAAATGGGAGATTCCAGAACACTTACGGCTACCGAAGTTAGCGTGGTATCGCAATCACTTGATTACGAAAAAAGGAAATGACCTTTCGGCAATGCGACAAGAGTTTCCAAGCAACTGGCAAGAGCCATTTGTTTCCAGCGATAGCCCAGTTTTCTCGACATCGTTGCTACTGGAAGAAATGAAAAAAGAAAAGATTGAGCCAATCGGTTATGCGACTTACACCCCAGAGGGCAAGATTGTCAATGGTAATGAATGGGACATTGCGATTTATAATAAGCCAATCCTTGGTCGCAAATATGAAATGGTCATTGACCCAGCGTTTGGTGGGGAAGAAGCCGATAACACTTCGGTGCGAGTGTTAGATAAAATCACCCTCGAAGACCAAGCTGTATATGTATCGAAGAATGAACCAGAGGATATTGCTGAAATGGCATACGCTTTGGGGAAGTATTATAACACAGCTCGAATCAATGTTGAGAATAACCGAGGTGAGCTACTGATAACACTGCTCCGTAATCGTGGTTATAGTAATTTCTATTTCGATGCGAAGCGTTATAATCGCAACAATCCATACAAAGCAGTTGGCACGAAGATGACTGTGTCAAGTAAAGCTAAGGGTATTGAACGCTTGAAGAGTCTAATGAATTTGGGCAAGTATATGCCGAAAGATGAAGAAACACTCCAAGAGTTGCTCCATTTTAACTATGTTGGAAAAGGGGCGAGCCGTAAAGCCCAAGCGTGTGGTAATAAGCCAGATGGCACACCGTATCACGATGACCTTGTAATGGGGCTGGTCAACTGGGCTTTGACCTTGCCAGATAATCTGTTTAAGAATATTGAAAAATAGCATAAAATCCTGAAAAATAGTATAATATAAGTAGAACAGTTTTAATGTTCTACGCGTATAATATTAAAATAAAAAGGAATACTTAAACAATGACTTACATAGACCCAAATGCGGAATATGGTTATGTATTACAGTGGATTGAAGAAAGCAAAAAGGCGCTTCTTCCACGAATCAAACAGGCTGGTCGGAATCAGTCAGCATATAATCATATCCCCAGTCGGAATACCTATCGTGATTTGGCTCAAAAGTTCGATGTCAAGCAAGCACTCCAAAGGGGTGTTTCGCAGGAAACGATTGACAGTATCAAGTGTGCTGGCGAGCTGATTCCAGATGGGAAGAGTGATATTGTCTTTAAGGCAGTGGAAACAAATGTCAACCAGTTATCTGGTGGGATTGGTCAATTCGAAACTCAGATTCTGGACAAGACCCAAGTGTTAGATACGAATCTGGAACAGATGTTAGCTTTGGCTGATGAGCAGATTTATTATATGTATGGCTTGGATAAGCTCCGAGATACTTCGGTGCGAGAGCTGATGTTGTATGGTGCAACCTATTACTATCCAACCTTTAATAAACAGACTAAGGATATTGAAGTTGAGTTAATTTCGCTCAGCAATATTATTCTTGACCCAATTCGTTATCGCCGAACATCGCCACGCTACATTGGCTTTCATAAAATGATTTCTTGGCAAGACCTTGAAAAAGAGGTTGAGTTTAAGAATGGCTTTATGAAGACAATCAATGAGGCGAAGATTCACGCTAAAAATATTCAGGACTTAATGAATAATCCGAATATCAAAAGCAGTATGTTTAACGAACAAGAAGTTCGCAGTATGAACCAGATTATCAGTAGCTGTTATATTGGTGAGAAATATACTTCGAACGCTTTCACCCCAGAGGGTAAAGAAAAACAGAAATATCAAGGCGAAGATGTTGAGATTAGCTACATCTGGGACTTGACTACTGGTGATAGATTTACAGTCGTGAACCGAAAGTTTATCATTGATAAAACTGATAAAGACCTCGAAGTAGCAACCAAAGTGGAAACCGAAACCGCTTATGAAGTGATTCCTACTGAACTACTTAAACGGATTAAATCACCAATCATTGAAATTCCATATAAGATTGTGCCAAATTATCCATACCCAATTACACCACTGGATATGTATATGGACGACTTCGACGAGCTGTGTTCGATTATGAGCTTGAAAAAGCATAATGAAAGCATTGCTGGAACAATGACCCCATATGGTTCAGAATACGACTTGGCACTACTTACAACCAGTGCGAACATTTCTGGTGTAGGTGTATCTGGTATGGACGGCACGGTTGGTTTCTTGAACAAGCAATACGACCCATCATTCCTTGATAGCCGTATCCAAGAACGAGAGCAACGCATTAAAGAGGCAATGAACGCTTACTCACAGATTGATATGGCAATGATGATTGGCGACCGAGCCAGTGCCAAGGAAGTGTCGGCGAACCAAGGAGCAGTGGCTTCTGGACATAACGCTTTGATTCACAACTTGGAAATTGGCTTTGCGGAAATTATTCGAGTAGTGAATCTGTTGTTAGTTAAATATAATAGTGATAAAACGATTAAGGTTCAGCTTGATGGCGAACTCGAAACAGTTCCAGTTGAGAAGTTAGCGTTGGACGCTGTGCTAAATGTTCGCTTGAAATCAGAGATTGAACAAGAACGACAGCAGAAAGCACTAATGGCGAGCCAGTTGTTTAATATCGGTGTAAATA